TATCTCTACCAATTCTATTTATATGATCAACAGTTTGTTGTTGTCCTTTACCTTCAAAAGTTAATTTATTCATGATGACATTATGAAGATATAATTCTTTTTTAGCGTTTTCATCTTGAGTATAATAGGTATGAGCAATATATCCACCAATTGGTTTAAAATGCCATGCAATATTAATAATTTTATCTTTATCATCACTATCAATAACAAATAAAATATGATCATCATTATAATGAGTTAAACATACAGTATAATGTTTACCTTTATATTCAATATCTTCATGATTAACTGTTTTAATAGTTTTAGTTTCAACTTGTAATTTAGTAACAGTAGTAACTTTTAATACTTTTTCAACAGTTTTACCAATAACTTTGACTTCTTTCTTTTTATCAATATATTTATCAATAGTATTAACTTTTTCTTGTTCTATTTTATTTTCTTCATCATCGTTTTTCTTAATTTGAATAATTTTTTTAGATCCAATATCTGTTTTTTTAATAACTTTTTTTGAATCTTCATCTAAATCTTCATTTAAAACATCTATTTGTTTATCATTAATCACTTTATCATCATTGATTTTTTTTAATTGTTCAAGTAAGTCAGGTTTATTAGATTTTCTGACAACACGTTTTTTAGTTGATTTTTCCATTGTATGTAATATATTAATTATATAATACTATATTGTTAATATATTTTTATATACATTTAATATTCTAGATATTTATTTTTCAATTTTTTTACTATATAAAGAAAATTATTAATAAAATAACGTTAGACTTAATTTGAATAAGCTAACCCACCCATACCTGACATAATTCTAAAAACGTTATAGTTAGTTGCATAGATTGAAATCTTAGAATCATCAGCTAAGAAATTATTTTTAAATGAAGTTGAACCATCACCAAAAGTTAAATTTAAAGTTGCATTATCAATTCTGGACATATTACATGTACCAGAAGGTTGATGTTCTTCAGGATTCAAAGCAAATGAATACATATTAACACCATCAGCAGGTGTATTAGAATGATGTTGATATGGTTGAACATAATTAAAGTAAGCACCATCTCTTTCAGTGAATCTATCGTGACCATTTAATTGTAATAAAGCTTTTTGTAATGGATTACCAGTTCTATCTAAATAGATACCATAATTATCCCATTGACAAACTCTAACATCTCTAGAAGCAGCACCATCACCAGTTGTTGGTCTAGTAAAAGAACCAAATAAATCAGCACATGGTTTAGAGAATTCTTCAACAGATAAAGGTGATCCTAAAATAGTAATATTATCTACATCTGCTTCACTTGTTAAAGCAACAGGATTAATTCTTGTAAAGATAGCACTTGAACCAGATGGTAAACCAGTACCAGAAGCTAAAGCTAATCTATTACTTGTTAATTTTAATTTAGTTGGATCAACTGAATCATATTCAGCAACAGCTAATACCCATCTTTTAGTTGCTTCAATTCTAGCAGCTTCAGTATTAAAAGGATTGAAAGCTAAGAAAGATTTACCAGTTGTATATCTTCCTAATTTTAATCCCCAATATAAAGCTTTACATGGATGATTAAAGTTTAATCTAAATTTTTGACTAACAGAACTTACAGATTCATCACCAGTAAATTGTACTTGTTCAATTAAATATTCATGTTGAGCTTGAGCAAATCTTTTTCTTTCTTCATTATCTAAATAAACATAATCAACAAATAAAGTTGCATCATTCATTTTTAATCCCATTGTACTTAAATTAGTATTATTAGTATAATTGACACATTGAGCTAATGATCTAAATTCAAAATTAACTTTAGTTTCATGATATTGTAAAGCAATTAAAGGAATAGCTAAACCATCATGTCTATTAGAAAAGAATTTTAATGGAACATATAAAACAGCAGCTTGATGTGATTGAGATAATGTTGTTAATTCAGGAACATTACCAATTAATTTATTATAACCTCTTTCTTGAGCATAATTTCTAGCTAATTCATACCAAATATTTAACCAATCACCATATTGTTTATCAATTCTTGTACCTCCAACTTCTAATTCAACATTATCAATTAAAGCATGACCAACTCTAGATACCCAACCCCAAGTATTACCAGCTCCAGCATCACCAGCAGATAATGTAACTCTTAAATACATTTTAGTAATCAAATCACCATTTCTAGAGATAGTACATGAAACTTTTCTAGAAAAATCAACAGAACCATTAAATGTTTGTTCAATTGATTCTACAGCAAAATTTGTGTGTCTTCTATATACAATTTTAAAAAAAGTAATTTGTGGATTACCAGTTAAAAAAACATCTTGTGCACCATAAGCGACTAATTGCATTAAACCTCCTGCCATTTTTTATTATATTATATTATATATTATATGTTTAGAAAATATTTTTTTTCAAAACGCAGAATTTTTTTAATAAAAATCTAAATTAATTTTTATCATCAATTATTTTATTTATTTATATAATTAACATGTTAATTTATTAATTATATAATTTTTTATGATCATATACAATAATAATATATTAATAATTTAATTATAGATATAATTAAATTGTTTATATAATAAAAATAATTTTTATATATTAATATAATATAATAATTTATTAATTATTAATTAATTATTATGTCTACATTTAAAATTAAAAATACTAAATATAATTCTTATTGTCAAAATAATAATAAAAATTATCAAAAAAGCACTTTAGATATTAAACATCAACTTAAATTATCTTCATTTGATAATATTGAAGATAATATACAAAAAATATCAGATAATATAGATATTTTACAATTAAAATTAAATGAATTAGATGTTATAAACCCAAATTTATATAATATAGATATAATAAATAAAAAAGCTCAAATAAAAACACAAATTAATGATCTTGAATTTGAAAAAAAAAAATATATAAATAATTATGAAGAAATTGATTATTTTTATTCAGTTAAAGATATATTAGATGAATATTATAACAATCATTCAAATAATGAAATTAATAATAAAGAAAATATTAATGAAATTAATAATGAAATAAATAATGATAAAATAGCATTTAAAAATTTAAATGATATTTTTAATAAAACTAAATTAAATGATAATAATAGTGAAAAATCTAATTTATATAATAAATATATGAAAATTGTATTTAATGAAAATGTTAATGATACTAATAATAATAAATATATAAATTATGATGAATTTGAAGAATCATGTCCAAAATGTAAAAATAAAAGAATAATTAATCAAAATGAATGTTTATTAATATGTAAAACTTGTGGTATAACTGAATTAATTATTATTAAAACTGAGAAATCTAATATTAAAGATCCTCTCTATAAACGTATTAATCATTTATCTGAATTATTAAATCAATTCCAAGCTAAAGAATCAACTGATATTGATGATTCTATTTATGATCAAATTAGAGATGAATTAGCTAGACAAAGAATTACTAATTATAAAAATTTAAATCATATTAATATGAGAATAGTTTTAAAAAAATTAAAATTAAATAAATATTATGAACATATACAACGTATAATAAATAAATTAAATGGAATACCACCACCTTCAATGAGTAGAGAAGTAGAAGAAAAAATAAAACAATATTTTAAGGAAATACAAAAACCATTTACAATATATAAACCTAAAAATAGAAAAAATTTTTGTTCATATAATTATATAATACATAAATTATTAGAATTATTAGAATTGGATGAATTTTTACCATATTTTCCATTATTGAAATCTAGAGATAAATTAGAAGAACAAGATGCTATTTGGGAAAAAATATGTAAATATTTAAATTATCAATTTATACCAAGTATTTGATTAAAATTAAATATATAATAAAAATATTTAATTTTAATTTTCTTCAATATTAATTTTATTTGAATCTAATAAAATTATAATAGATATATTAATCAATATAATATATATAAATAGGTTAAAATCTAATTTATATGGTAATATATATCTTAATGATAAAAATAATGTAAATATAATAAATATATAATTTAATATATTTTGTTTTATTATATTTTTTATTGAATTCATTTATTATATTATATTATTATAAATTTTTTTATAAGTTATATCTAATATTTAAATTTATCATTATATTTTAAATATATATTTTTTAATATGCCTGGTGGTTTAATTCAAATAGCTAGTTATGGTAATCAAGATATACTTCTTATATCTAATCCTCAAATAACTTTTTTCAAAATTGTTTATCGTAGATATACTAATTTTTCTATGGAATATATTAAAGAATCTTTTAATGGTAATAATAATTTTGGTGAAACTTTATCTTTAACTTTAAGTAAAAATGGTGATTTATTACATCAATTATATTTAAAAATTCAATTACCTTCAGTTTTATTACCAAATATCAATAAAAAAAATAATTTATCAGAAATAAATAGAATAAGTAATAGTATAAATGTTTTAAAAAATAATTATCAAATTTTTAAAAATTTTACAAAAATCTTAAATAAAATTATTATAGATTTAATAAATGAAAGTAAAACTTATCAATCTAATTTTGATAATGTATATAATTTATTTAATAATATTATTAAAAAATATTCATATAATTATGAATTAAATAAGATATCAAATATTAATATCATTACTAATATTAATTTTTTTTGTTTATTAGGTAATTTAAAACATATAAATAATGGTTCTATTATTATTAAAAAATATTTAGATATTTATAATCTTTTTATTATTGATTTTAATAATTTTATTAATAATAGTTTTTTTAATGAAAATAATTTTATTGATTTATTTAATAATTTTATTAATAACTTTAAATCTCATGTTTCACAAATTGATAATATTTTTAATTTTGAATTAAATATATTAAATCAAAAATTTGATATTGAAAATAGAAATTATTTATTTTTCTCTTGGGTTAATAATCTTGGTCATCAAATTATTAAAAAAATTGATATTGAAATTGGTGGTAAAGTTATTGATTTTCATGATAAATATTCTTTTCTTATTAATCAATATCGTAATATTAATCATTTTAAACAAAATATTTATAATAATATGATTGGTAATATTGATATTTTAACAACTTATGATTTTAATAAAAAACCACAATATGAATTAATTATACCTCTTAATTTTTGGTTTAATAAATATTCTGGTTTATCATTACCATGTATATTTTTAAGATATCATGATATTAAAATTAATTTAGAATTAGAAAATTTATCTAAATGTTGTTATTTTGAATTAGATTTTGATGATCCTAATTTTAATATTCAAGATTATATTCAATTAAATGATATTTCTATTATTGCTAATTATATTTATTTAGATGATGATGAAAGAAAAAAATTTGGTCAATATCAACATGAATATTTAATTGATCAATTACAATTAATACAGGTTAATGATATTATTAATGAAAATATTAATTTTGAAATTCCTTTTGTTAATCCAATTAGAGATTTACATTGGTTATTTATAGATAATTATAATTCTAATTTTAATAAAGAATTAGATGTATTTAATAATATTTATTTAAAAATTACAAATTTTTCAGATATTAATCAAATTAATCTAAATAAATTAACTTCAAAATATCCTTTTTTATCTAAAAATTTTTTAAAAATTGAATTTTCTGAATCTATTGATCAAATTTTTAAAGATGGTAATAAAATTGATATTATTAATTCTATATATTATACAGGTACTTATACTATTTTATCTCCTGAAAATAATTATTTTTTTATAAATATACCTTTTTATAAATATCAAGATAATAAAGCTTTTATTTGTTATAAATATAATAAATCTATAATTAATAATACTATTTTAGAATTTAATGGTATACGAAGATTTCAACCTATTGATGGTACTTATTTTGATCTTGTTACACCTATTAATTATTATCCTAATTCAATACCTGAATATTGTATTAGTTCATATTCATTTTCTATTAGACCAACTGAATTTAATCCTGCTGGATTTTTTAATTTTAATGAAGTAAATTATGCGACTCTTAATTTAAAAATTAATAATGAAAAAATTATTAAAAATAATATTTTTAATTCACCATCTAATTTATCTATTAGAATTTATGCTTATAATTATAATATCTTACAATTATTATATGGAAGAGCTGTACTAGCTTTAAATATATAATTATATTTATATATTTTTATATATATTTGA